TGCCGCTGGGGATATGCGGCGGCACGGTTTCGGTTGCCAAGGCAGGGTTGAGCAGCGCATAGACCGGCTTGCCGGTGCGCTCCGTCGCGACGGGATCGAGCGGGTGCACGGACTCGCCCACGAGGAACCCGCTCTCGGGATCGATCAGATAGATGGTCTTGGTCATGCGGTTGGTGTCCGGGTCAGTAGCTGATCCACGCCGGGAAGGCCACGTTGCGGGGGCGCGCCTCCGAGCCATCCGAGTTGATCGAAATGCCCGTGCCGCTGTTGTTGAGCCAGATGCCGGTTTTCCTCGAATCGATGCCGACGTTGTGCGCGTGCGCGCCGTCGTAGTTGATGGGCCTCGGCGAGTCGATGCTGAAGTCGGAGTACTGCCCCGTTCCACGGTCCGAGTCCGCCACGTTCTGCGGGACTTGCATGCCGTGGTTGTGCGCCCCTTGCGAGTCGGTCCACCCGCCGTGCACGTGGCCGGGATCGTTCACATAGTGGCCGTGGCCGGGGTCCGTAACGCCGTGGGTGTGGGCGGCGTTGCTGCCGGCCTCGGCCGAGCGCAGCACGCGCGAGGCATTGACGCCTCGCCCGTTGTCCAGGCATCGGATGAACTCGCCGCGAAGATCCACGAGAGAGAACGTGCCGGAGCCGGAGAGTCCCAGCCGCGCGACCAGGTCAGGGTAGTTGGCCTGCTCATAGCTCACGTCGGCGCGCACGAGCAGATAGCCGGGAATGCTCGACGGGTTGTCGTAGCTGTACAGCAGCATGCCGGGCTGATGCCAGGGCGCGCGCACGTAAGCGGTGCCGTTCCAGACCATTTGCCGGATGTGCGGTGTCTGCACAGTGATGACGGGGCCGATGTTCACGGCGGGGACGGCGACGATGGGACCGCGGAACGCATACATCGGATGCGGGTCCGGGTCCGCGAAGTGGGCGGCGAGATCCGCGTCAGTGGCGTACTGAGGATGCGGATTGACCTTGGCCTCGTGCGCGGCCGTCGAGTCGCTGAGTGCCGCATTCAGCTCGGCCGCGGTGTGGCCCCAGCGCGTCCATTTCGTCGCGTCGCTGCTGGGCGGGACGTTGAGGCTCTCGCCAACGCTGCGCCACGTGGTGCCGGCGTAGCTGACATAGGCCACGTTGGCGGGATAGCTCAAGGCCGGGTCCCACGGCGTGACGTTGCGCACACGCAGATAGCGGGTGCGATTCGCCAGCTCGCGCGGCGGGCGGTTGTCGATGCCCGAGGGGCCACCGAGGACCGGGTCATCTTCCTCGATTTGGTAGATGCCGGTTTCCCACTGGTCGGTTTCGTTGAGATTGGCCATCAGGCGCTTCCGTGGTTGTAGGCGCCGTCACGTCGGGTGGCGCCGTTGTGGCTGTTGGCGACCGACGCGTACCGCAGCGCGACCAGATGGCAGCGCGCCGGCGCGACGGACGGCAGGAGCTTGCGCAGGCGCTCGGCCTGGGCGTTGGTGATGGGGCGCTGCAGAGCGACCATGTAGGTCGCCCAGGAGCTGGCAAGCGAGGCGTGCGGATAGACGCCGTTGCGGCGGAACGTTCCGTCGTGGGTGCGACCGCCGATGCGCTCGATGATGTCCACCTCGCCGAAGCCCAGCGAGCGGATCAGCAGTCGAATCGCCCAGGGCGTGCCTTTGTGCCGGTGGATCTCGATGGAATTCAGGATGAGCGCACGTTTGGCGTCGTCGGACCTCGCGTCCTGCCAGGCCTCCACGGAGAGCGTCCACGAGAGCCATGGCAGCAGCGGCGCGAGGCACAGCATGGCCGTCCACAGGTGCCGCAGGCCATCGGTGTCCAGATCCAGCGGTGACGCGCCCGCGAGCGCCAGCTCCAGCGGCGTGCGGTTGGGCGGCAGCAAGCGCTGCGACGGGGCGAGGCTAGACACGGACTACCTCTTCGAGGATGTTGATGCCCGTCACGCGAACCCACTGGGTTTTCGTGCACAGGATGTCCGTCGGCGGCTGCGTGATCTCGACACGGTCGACACCCGGCTGATGGAGCGCGGCGTCGATGCCGGAGTGAGGCAAGCCCTTGCCGAGCTTGCGGATCTGCTTGAGCCACTTCGCCAGCGCCGCCTCGCCGTTCTCGACGGCCACCTCGCCCGCAGGCCCTTCGTAGCGATACACCTTCGCCGTGATGGCGGTCTCGAAGATCTCCGCACCCTGTACAGGCACGCTGTCGCAAAGCGGGCGGATCTTCTCGGCGTTGAGCGCAGCGCTCACGGTGTTGAGCAGCGCTTCGGAAGCAACGCCGCTCGCGGACGTGGAAAGCACCGTGACGCGCACGGTTCCGGGGAGCGGGCTGTCGACTTGTGCGTCGGCCACCTCGGCGCTGGCCGTGAGGGCGTGGTAGCGATAGCTTTCCGTCGGGCCAGCCGTCGTGATCCCTTCGGGCGCGAGCTGGATGCGCTCGCGGAAGCGTTCGTCGTCTTCGTAGACGGCCTCTACCGGTGGCACCGCGTCCGGGTCAGCGGGCGTGACCAGCAGCCGGGAAACCCGATAGTTCGCCGCCAGGTTGTCAAGATCCGACTTAGTGGCGTATGCCAGCATGCAGGCTTTGGCGGCATCGTTGATGCGCTGGCGCATTTCCAGCTCTTGGTAGGCCTGCACCTGCAGCAGCTTCATCGCCGGATCGGATTCGAGCAGCAGCGTGTAGTCGAAGCCGACCTTTCTGCACTCATCCTGAAAGAGCGCGATGCGCTTGGCGAGGATGGCCTCGTAGTCCAGCGTTTCGATGACGGCCGGCGCGGGCAGCAGGGACATGTCCAGGCTCATGCGCCTCCCGCAACGGTGACGGTGAAGGTGGTGCTGTCGACGCTGTTGGTGTCGCGACGCACGATTTGGAGCTGGCACTTGCCCTGTGCGGTGAAGCCGACGCGCACGCTCAGCAGGCGGGTGCGTGGCTCCCACTTCATGATGGCCTGGGCGGTCGCCGCGATGAGGCGCAGGCGATTCGCCGCGGTGGCCGGGTGGTCGACCATCTGCGGCAGGTAGCTGCCGTAGTTGCGGCGCATCAGGCGCGTGCGGATGGGCGTCGTCAGGATGTCGTTTATGGACTGCCCGATGTGATCGCGACGCGAGAGCACCTTGCCCGTGGCCTTGGAGATTCCGCTCATGGCACGGGCTTCCCGCTGATCTCATCGCCGCCCTGCACGCCGGTCGTGCGGTGTTCCAGCAGGCTGATGTCGCCGGCGACGATGTCGCCGCCATCGGTCGTGATGCCATGGCCGTTGATGAAGGTCATGTCGCCGTCGATCTCGGCAGTCTTGCCGCCTGGGCCGGTGCCAGAGCCAGCCATGCCCGCGGTAAAGGTGAACAGACCTTGCACCAGCAACTGGCCGGTGGCGATGGTCTTCGGCGCGTCGAGCGTGATCTCCTGCGAATGCACCTTCGCGCCTTCGCTGGCCGTCACGTCTGCCGTCTTGCATTTCACGGTGATCGCGTCGGGAACCTCGATATCCGCGGTGCCGGCGGCGGGCAGCGTGACCTTTAGCTTGTGGGCGGCGTGGTCGTACTCCAGGACGGCGCCGTCGGGGTACTTCGTGACGGTTTTGTTTGGGTCGGCGCTGGGCGTGGGGTGGCTCTCGGTGGGCAGGCCCGGCAGCGCATAGCCGCCCTCGGTCATTCCGTTGGGTGAGAGGAACAGCACGCACTCGCCGACGGTCGGCGGGTTCCATGTGCCGGTCTTGCCTGCGCGCAGCTCGACGTAGGGCCGCCAGTCGGTGCTGCCCTTCTCTGTAAGCTGCACGCGCACGAGCGGCGGGGTGGCGCCATGATCGACGTCGGTGATGGTGCCCATGCGCACGACGTTCGCCATCTGGCGTTGCAGGTCGGCAAGAAGTTGCGGCGATTCGGTTGGTCCGGGCATGCGCCCAATGTGCCGAAAGGCTCTCGCGTGCGCGAGCGAACGCAACGGTGCATGCGGCGGGGACTGAAGGCGTTGCGCGGCGCCCTCGAATGTCAGCCGTTGGCGGTGACGTGGTGCAGCAGGATGTCGGTGACGGCGTCTTCGTCCGCTGGTGTGAAGCCCAGCAGCTCGCGCTTCGGATACTGCACGGTCGGGCTGTTCGGCTTGCGCCAATCGACCTTGTCGCGAAGGCCTCGCTGGTGCACGCGGGCGATGCGGGCGGACTTTTCGCCGATGTAGATCGTGGCGCTACCGGCCGTCGCGGCCTTGCGCAGGTACTGCGCGGTCCTCAGTTTTTCGAACATCTTGCGGCGGATCTCACCTTTCTTGTTTCGCAGCTGCTTGCGCGGCTTCCTGGGCTCGTAGGGCGTCCCGTCCGGATTGAGCTGCGCTCCGATGCGCTCCGCCTGGCTGCGGCGAAGGTAGGTCGAGATCTGCACCATGGCCGCGCGCCGGCGCTCGGGCGAAAGCCCCGCCATCAAGGGAGCGGCCCAGTTCGCGAGTCGGTTGAGCGCGTCGGCCACGATCAGCCTTCGTCCAGCGGGTGGATGCGCCACTCCGCCTGAAGGTCGAGAAGCGATTCGACCGGCTCGGCACCCGCGAGCACGGGCTCCCCGATGTGCCGGGTCGTGAGCCGGTTGATGCCGTCGACGGTGCCGCCTTGAACGGCGACGGTCTCGGTCAGGTCGATCTCGAAGCCGATGTCGGACGTGACGTGATCGATGATCTCCACCTCGAAGCGGAAGGCCTTCGTGCGCCGCTCGGGGTTCTCGAAGATGTCGGGCTGATTGCGCTTGAGCCAGGCCACGACGGGCACAACGATCACGTCGGTGCTGCCGCTCCAGTCCGTCACGACGATATTCAGCGTATACCGGTACTCGAAGGACAGCGCCGGCGTGCCCGTGTGGACGATGTTGCCGCGCTCGATGAAGACCGTTAGCTTTTCCGGGTTGGTGGCCAGCTCCGGGCACGCGCGGGTGATGTGGTCGCGCAGCAGCTGCGGCTTCTTCATGGTTCAGGGCTCGTTCGCCTTGGTGGCGGGGGTGTCGCCGAAGAGGGTGCGGTCGGCCCGGATGACGTCGCCGAGTAGCTGGATTCGTTGGTCGCGGTCGACAAGATCCGCGCGGAGCTGTTCAGCCACGCGTCGACCCTCTGCAAGGCTGGCGTCGAGTCGGGCCGCATGGCTTGCAAGACGGTCGCGCTCAGCTGCGCCGGCCTTGGACATAGCGAGGTACTGAGCGGCGCGCCCTTCGGCGGCGCGCTGCAGGCGCTCAGCATCAGCAATGCGAGCAGCGCCGTCGGCAGCAGCGGGTGCCTGCGCGGCGTGGAAGTCGTCGACGGCGCGGGTGACGGTGTTGGCATGGCCCTGTTCCTTGGTTCGGGAGGTGTTGGTCTCTTCGAGAGCGGCAGTGGCTCGGCTCTTCGTGTCGGTGTCCCAAGCCTGCTGTACCCGTGCGGCGCCGTGCCCATCGCCGACCCAGTACGCGGGCAGTGCCGAGGCAGCGGCGATCAGCACTGCGGCCGCCAGGGCGATCAGCGCGGATTTCATGAGGTGGACAGCAGGGCTTCGAGCGCCCGATTGCACCGCTCGACGCGGTCGGTACGGCCGGCCATCGCTGCGCCGTTGATGCGCGTGATGGCATCGAGCTGCCATCGGTCGGCGAGGGCGTTGAGGCCATTGGCCTTCCAGTACCACGCGCCGACCAGCACAGCGGCTTCCGGGTCCGCGACACGGTCCGGGTTCTGTTCAAGCGGAATGCCCAGGGCAGAGGCTGCCGCTCGATAGTTGCCGCGGCCGGTGAGGTGCGGGAGGCCTCGGCCGCGGTAGTTCCAACCATCGCCGCTGGCTTCGCTGCCGTTGCCGTTCCGGTTGGCATAGACCCTGTTCGCGAGCGCCTTGGGCTGGCGCGTGAAGGCTCGCGCCTTCTCGACTTCGCGCAGCGCGGAGAACATTTGTGCGATGCGTGCGGGGTCGGTGTAGTAGAGGTTTTCTTCCAGGCGGGTGAACCCGCTGGTTTCGTGGCTGTACTCGCCGATGAAGGCGGCCATTCGCCGGGGCGTGTCGATCTCGAAGCGATCGAACGCCGCGATCAGGTGTGGAAGCAGGACACGTGCGACGGTCGGCGTGATGCCGGCGGCAATGAGCTGGGGCAGGTTGAGCATGGCGGCTTCAGGTCTTGGCGGTGGTGTCGGCGCTGGCCGTTTGTTCGGGCGCGGCGGCCACGGGTGCCGGCACGCGCGGGAAGCCGATGCCTGCGCGGATCTCGGCGGCGAGTTCGCCGATATCGCGATCCTTGCGGCGTTCCAGCCACAGAAAGACCGCGGCCACGATCCACGGCCCGGGAATGCTGCAGAGCACGAAGACGCACCCCGTAATCACGAAGAAGCCCGCCTCGGGCGGGAAGGTGGCGAGCCGGGCGAGCGCGGCGCCGGCGGTGAAGACGTCGGGCTTGTGCTGCATGAGCAGTACGAGGGCGATGGTGCCGAGGATGAACGAGCTGGCCAGGCAACCCATGACGCGATTGATGAGGTCGTTCCACGCCTGGCCGGGGCGCAGTGGCACGAAGCGGATGCCGAGCCAGAAAGCGATCAGGCTCGCAATGACGGGCAGCGAGAGCAGGGCCAGCTTGTAGCCTGCAGCGGTGCCGGCAGCGGCGGCGGTGGTGGTGGGTTCGGTCATGGTGTGGCGTCGCAGGGTTGAAAAGGGCATGGCGAGTTCTCCTAGTCCCAGAGCTGCACGGTGTCGATGCGGGCAGCATTGGCGGGGAGGTCCGGCAAGACGACGGCGAGGCCGATCGGCAGGATCGGCCCCCGGTCTGCAAGGCCGGGGTTCATTCGGTACGTAGCCTCGGTGACGCCCGCCGTCGCGCCGAGGTGACGCAGGCAGAGC